CAGGCAGCGGGGGCTAGCTCAAGGCAGCCGCATTCCTCGTGGAGCAGTTGATCCTCGGTTGTTAACAGAAGGCTTGCTGAAGATTCGTGATCGTCTCTCTATGAATAGTGCTGAACAAGGTCCGTTAGTTCGACCACCTAGCACTATTACAGCTCCGTATACACCAGAACATTTAGCTCAAAAGAAAGAGTATCAAACAAAGCTGGATGCTATCAAGGAAAAACTTCCTGAGTACAGCGATGTAACTACACGAGAAGAAGCTATTCAACTTGCTAAAGAGTCTAAAGATATTAGCTCTACTAAAGCAGGTCAATCTGTTGCATCTGGTCTTAATTTTATGACAGCATACCACAACCACCCGTTGCTTAAGTATGCTCGTAAGCTTTATACGGATGCGCGTGAGTATCAAACAACGTTCTCTAAGAAGTTTGTTACTAACAAAGACACTGGTCTTGCTTCGTTAGCTTTAAAAATGTCAGACCAAGAAAAAGCAGATGCTATTGCTTTGCTTCAAGAAGCCAGCACTCGTAAGATAGATATCACTCCAGATGTATTAGAACGTGCTGGAATGGTTGATGATGTTCGCGGTAAATTTATTACACAGTTTCAAGCCGCTATGGAACAATCACTAGCTGACTGGAATACTATTCGTGCTGAACAAGGGCTTAAGCCGGTTACCCGTATTCCTGGGTATATGCCTGGGGTATTTCGTGGGGATTTTAAATCGTTGGTATTTAATGAAAATAAACAAGTTATAGGTGTAGTCACTGCTGATTCGCCAGGACAATTTATGCTTGCCAAACAACATGTTTTTGACACCTTCCCAGGTGCTACATTAAATAAACCTACTGTAGCAGAGGCACGTCGTAAACTTTCTAGCAATACAAACAACAAGTTTGTGATGAAAGATTATTTAGATGTGCTTGCTATGCTTGCAGAAAATGATCCTGAGTTTGCTAAAGCTCAAGGAGCTATTGAAGGTATTGTAAACCAATCAGGTAAAGACTTGTTTGGTTTTGATGTCCACAGTATGCAAAAGAAAGGCGTGTTTGGTAATGAAGGAAACAAACCGTGGCTAAATGAAAAACAAAACACTAAGCAAGCGGTAGATTCTATGCTGAGGTTTATTGAAGAAGGTGCAGAATTCCGCTCTCTTCAAAAGCCGTTAAAAGAAACTAACGCTTTGCTTAATGACAAAGACTTGGCTTCCACCCATCCTAAAGCATTGGAATATTTACGTAAGTATTCTGATAATGCGCAGGGTTCTTATTTACACGCTGCTGGCGAAGTGTTTAACACAACATTCGACACAGCTTCTCGTTTGATGGAAGCTACACCTGGGTTAAACAAGTATGTTGGACCTAGCAACTTGCTTAAGGGAAGCAACTATGTCCGTAACAAAATGGCTGGAATGTACATGGGTTGGTTTAACGGTATGTTTACTGTGTCTCAGCTTGTTCAACCGGCTCAAACAGGACAACCGTTTTTAATGCTTGTTGCCAATAGGCTTGGTGGTCAGCTAGATCAAGCTACTGTTGGAAAGCAAATGGTACAAGGACTTGCCCAATTTGTTAAACTTTACAACGAAGAAAACGGATGGGTTAAAAGTGCTGATGTGTCTGAAAACACTCGTGCATTGTTTGAACACGGGAAAAACAATGGTATTTTTGATTTCTCAGAACTTGAGAATGCCTATGAAGGACATAAAACCAAAGTAGGACGTGCTATTGATAAAACAGCAGCGGCTTCTATGACGTTTGGTGAGCGCTATAGCCGTGGCCCCATGTTTATGGCTTTTGGTAACTTGCTGGTGGAGAATGGTGTTCCTGTAGAATATGCTGGAACTATTGCTCAGCATTTAACAGACGTGTCTATGATTTCGTATCATCCATATGAACGCCCTATGGCCTATTCTGGAATGGGTGTAATGGGGCAACATGCCGGGGGCCTTACAACATTTAAACATGGATATATGGGTCAACAAGCGTTGTTAGGCAAAGAGGTTGGTCGGACAGGTAATGCTGCTCCGTTAGCCTATTCCGCTTTAGCAACATTAATGTTGGCAGGTATTACAGGTGCTCCGTTTTATTCTGAAATTGATGAATTGTACGGATGGACTAAAGACAAGATGTTTGGTTCTAAAGGAACAATTAGTCGAGACTTTTTACCTAATACAGATCAATGGATTAAAACAGGAGCTGTGTCTAGTGCTATGGGTTTAAATATGCAAGGTAAATTTAGCTCTGCCGATATGATTCCTGACAGTGCTGGAAAGGCGTTATTTCCTCACCTTGCAGGTGCGTGGGATATTGGTGCTGCTATGATTGATGCGGCTAAAAATCAAGATCGACAAGGTTTTGCTAATTTAGCTGCTCAAGTTACCCCGCAAGGGTTTAAGCAAGCTACAAAGTCTATAACACATCAGGATGCTAAAGGTAACATCTTGGACAAGAATATGAATGTTATTGGTCCGAGAACAGAAAAGGAATGGCTGCATTCTAGTGCCACGGGTTTAACACCATTAAATGAATCTGTTACACGTAATGATGTGTTTGCTGGTCGTAAGATCGAGCAGGCGGATAGGGATGCGCAAAAAACTATTAACGATGAATGGGAGCGTGCTTTAAGAAACAACTCAACCGAACATCAGTTAAAACTTATTCTTCAAAAATACAATAAACGTAATGGCGATGTTATGCAGCTTATCAATAAAATTGATGATGTAAAGCTTAAACAACGTCTGACAGAAAAGCAACGTGCTGAAGGTTTTCCTGATTCGCAGCAGTCGGTTCGTAAATATAAATATTATAATCCATGATTACTTTACAACAATTACAACATATTTATAAAGATGCTTCTGCTAAGAGAGTGGAAACGTTTTACCCTCACATAGTGCAAACAATGGAAAAATATGAGATATTAAATCCTCAGCGGAAGCGCATGTTCCTTGCACAGATAGGCCACGAATCGGGGCAGCTACGGTACGTGGAAGAGATAGCTTCAGGTCAAGCCTATGAATTCCGTGCTGATCTTGGTAACATTGTGCCAGGGGACGGCCCCAAATATAAAGGCCGGGGTTTGATTCAGATAACTGGCAAAACCAACTATTTACTTTGTGGAGTTGCTCTGGACCTTGATCTTTTGAGCAAGCCAGAAATACTTTTATTACCGAAATATGCCGCGATGTCGGCGGGTTGGTTTTGGTACAACAAAAACTTAAATTCATTGGCAGACCTTGGTTTGTTTAGGGACATTACTAAAAGAATTAATGGTGGATATAATGGATATGCTGATAGATATAAATTATACCAAAGAGCATTTGAAGTGATTAGTTAAAAGAAAAGGGCCTCGAAAGAGGCCCTTAGTTTTTATAGCTTGTAAGTTTTAAATGGTTTACCAGAACTAGGATCAAACTTAGCAGCAATTTTACATGCGTCTAATGTGTTGGCTCCATTAGCAAGAGCGCCTAAAGCATAGGGTGCTCCAGACCCTATAGCAAAATAGGGGTCTTTAACTTTCATCCATTCTGTCAAGTCGTTAGCATGCCATATTTCTTTAGTGTCTGTTAACAGAATAAAAGCCATAAGCTCTCCAACTTTAGGGGGCTTACCCTCCATAGAAGAAAGCCAAGACACTACCGTACTCCATTTACCAACCTCTCCTGCAAAACCAATGTAGCCTTTATTAATACCAAAAAGGTCTTTAGCTGCTTTAGGAGGAACAGCAATTATTTTAGTGTCTCCTGTAAATACATATGTTTTGCCGTAGCTAATACGGCAATCACATGACATTTCAGTTGTTGTTGTTGCTATTGTTGTCATTTATACTCCGCAAGAACCTCCATGCCCAGTGATTGAGCATACATCATGCTCCTCAAAGACAGTTCCTTTATTGGAAATTGCTGTTTCGTAGTCGCACTCGGTGATTGGTTGACCTCCTCGACTTCCATCTGGATAACAAGTGAATCCACGGAGTCTGGGTGCGTATTTTGCAAGAGTTGTAGCAAATTCTGCCACGTTAGACTCGTTGTTACTTTTTGACCCCCAAGGAGGAAGGTTGATGGTTGATGAGATCGACATATCAACGTAATCTTGTATGTCTGCTTGGAATTTGATTCTTCGTTCATAATCGTGTGAAAGTTTATATGCTGTGTCTATAGTGGAGGGGTCAATGCCATATTCGTTAATGAGTCGGTCGGCTGTTGCGTCGACGACGTATGAATACTTCCATTTAGTTCCTTCAGTAAGGAACCTGCGCTTGTAAGCAACAGCAAACAATGGTTCAATTCCTGTTGTTGTGCTGGCGAGAATCCCAATGGTACCAGTTGGTGCAATAGCCCTATACGCAACTGGGCGTGTAATATAGAATCTATCGCAGTGTTCATCAGCACTTGCCTTTGAAATATCTCTATAGACTTCAAGCCACTTTCTAAGTTCATCTGTTACCTCGTATTTTTGTCCTCGTTGAAGGAGCCATTCATGAATACCCATAAGTCCAAGTCCGAGCCTTCTATTTTTCTCTCGTACCTTGTACACCTTATCATATGGGAGGTCAGCTCGGAGAGTACCACATACGAGGAACTTGGAAGCCAAGCTAACAACACTTTTAAACTCTTCGAGGGATTGGATGTTTCCAAGATTAATACTTCCCAAGTTGCACACGTCGGAATCATCTTCAGACGTGACTTCAGTACACGCATTGCGGAGAGTTTCATTCTGTTTATCACCAAAGTTAAAGCTAAATCCAGGTTCCCCTGTCATCATAGCTTGTTTACAGTTTTCTAGGAATACAGGATTATCCTTTAGCTTCGATATTGAATCGTTTGGATTTTCCTCAGCTAAAAGATGGTAAGGATACCCTAGTGCACCATCATCATAATTGACACTAATATTAGTCATGTCCAATGGAGCAGGGAAATTGAAATCGGACTCTTTCAGAGCCCTGACTTGCTCGCTCCAATTCTTTGCTCTAAGGAAGAGAGGAATGTCTTCATGTTGCCAATTAAGGCTAGCATATATTGCACTTCGTCGGGACCCGCCCTGCATGACGTTTCTTCCAATCTCGTTAATCGCGTACATAAGCGGGAGGGGTCCGCTAGCAGTTCCACCAGTTCTCGATAACGGACGACCTGCTGGGCGAAGTCGCGAATAGTCAATTCCAATACCCCCACCAGTCATTAAACAAGACATTGCTCGCCACGTTACTGCACTCCATTCTTCTCGGGTGTCTTCTTCGGCACGGAGAAGGTAGCAGTTATTGTATGCTTTGTACGGCCTTCCCGCGTAGTATAAGTAACGTCCACCGGGGATGAATCGCATATTTTTAATATGCTCTGCAAGTTCTTGTCTATCTCCATCCGACATAAGGACGGGAAGAACACCCCACCGTGAACCACATACATCTTCAACAATCCGGTCACTTAAAGCATCCCACGAGTCGTTCGGGCCTTGAGCATATTTGCTCCTAAATATTGTTTCTGCAAACTGTGTTTTAAAGCGTTGTACTTGCATCTATACCTTTCTTCAAATATTCTTGATGGCGTTTTAGGTCAGTCAACAGAGTATTCAAACTGGTATGAATATGTACGCTATTCCAATCTAACCTATCTTTAAATGGTTGTTTTATTTGATTTCTAAACAAACGAGTGTCGTCATAAAGAACATCATAATCGGCGTTTAAAGACGCCACTATATGATCTATATATTCAATCAACCCGTTGATTGTTTTCATTTTTAAATTCTTTCACTTCTTCAGTGGCTTCTTTTTCACGTTGAATTCTAAGACGAAAACGAACTGATTTACTATGGTTTTTACTCAACCCATCGTCTTTATTTTTCTTTTTGTCTTTTAATGTCTTTGAAGCTTCAAGCTTCATATTGCTTGCGAAGGTAGTCAATCCGTTCCTCAATTTTGTCATAGAAAGTGTCTACAAGTTCGTCGGCACTAATTTCTAACAACTCTAAAATTGTATCAGGGCTTTCTTCCCTAAGCAACTCAGTAATTTGTTGCTTTGTTGGCATGTTAATCAATAGGCTCGTATTGGTCTTTAAATGCTTTGATAAGATCGGGATGCATATGTGGATACGAATCAGGAATGTTTAGAACTTTAAAAGTAAACGCTTTATCAAAATCTCCAGGTTGTCCACCATCATTGTCATACTCATCTCGAACCATTTCATAATTATGTTTATTCACAAATACAATTTCATTAGCCCAAGCCATTAATACAGGACTTAATGGAATTAATGCATCACTCCAGGTACCAGCAGCCCTGGTGTTATACTTATGGGCATACAGACGAGCGCCTGTGGCACTACGTAAAATACCCATTGAACATACAAACAACACTTTCTTGTCTTGGCCTTGGTAGGGGTTGTCTACAACACCTTCACGACATTCTCTAATTTGCTCACTAAAGCTTTTCATTTTCAATCTCTAACAATTTTTCTAAGAAGTGGATGGCTTTTTTAATATCTTCAACCCCGCCTTTATGTTTCCAGCGAGAGATATATTTAAGGGCCGTTCCATCTAAATATCCTAATCCCCAAGCATTCACTACATCCCAGGGCTCATGGCCTTTAAATTGTTTGTAATGATTACCAGCTATCTGTTTGTCGTTAGCAGTCATTTAAAATCCATATTTACTCTTTAAATAAGAAAGACTTACTGGCATCAAATCATATTCACCATCTTTAACATCGTGAAGAACAAGGATACCACGCCAATGTTTATTGCCTTGTGGTCCCATATAATCTTCATTATGTTCGTAGCACGAGCCAGCAATAATACTAGTGAGACGTTTACCATCAGCACGATGGCCTGTAGCTATTTGCAGCCCTTGTTGATGCCCAGCAATGCACGACATGTGCTTTTTAGACAATTGTAAGGCAGCACTAGGAGCAGGGCGACCGGCCACACCAGTAGTGAAATAGTGGCAATAGGCAACACCATCAATAACGACAGGCTCAAGGAAAGGAAACACTTCCCATCCCATTTCTTCATACCGTAGGTCATTTAGACCAATGGTTCCGTCGAGCTTCGCGTCTGAGTTGACTGCTCTACTAATTCGGTCTTCGTGGTTGCCCATTGTAAATACAAGTTTGGGTATATACTGGATGTGCTTTGTTCGACGCATTTTGGCATTATACTGTCGAAGCGGTGCCAGCAATGTTTCCATGCCTTGATGTGCTGCTTCAATGTCAGCTTTGTACCTTCGGCCTTCAAACGTTTTCTTGCCCACGTCGTAAGAAGAAAGGCTAGGCATATCTGCAAAATCACCAAGGCACACCACGACATCCGGCTGCTTTTTAACGATGTAATTACCAATGGCTGTGAGGTAAGCAAGGTCGTCTCCTGGTCTTATTTGATTGTCCGGTATAACGACATGTTTCATTGAATACCTGTAGTG